AGGTTGTTTATCATCGTCGTCTGGGCAACACGGATACCCCTTGTTCTCGTCCCGTTCAGCAGGGTCCAGCGGGCATAGCAGGGCATCTTACACGAGCCGCGGCGAAAGTCTGTCAGGGGAATACGGTCCCACACGACTGCCCGAATGCGCTTCGCCACCTCTTCAGTCCCCGTGCCTTTCTGGAACTTGGTCAGCAGACCGTTACCCGTCTTGCGGTCAAGCACCTTGCCCTGCGGGCCAGAGACCAGAAGTTCGCCGTCGAACACAAGGTCCGCGCCGTCAGCCATCGTCAGAAAGTCCTCGTCAAGAGCCTCGAACAGGTCGAGTTCCTTGCCGTTTCGCGAACGGTACGAGACGGCCCCATTCTCCACTATCGCGTTGAACCGCATCCCGTCCATCTTGGTCTGGGCCATCATAGGAAACTTGAGTTTGGTTGAGCCATTCATAGGACTGACCAACTGGCACGGGTAAGAGAGCACAAGGTCGGGCCAGATCTTCTCGACAGTTGACTCACTCACACCACACCGAAGATTGCGGCCAATGACCAACTTGAGAACCTCTCGGTCATCAGAAGACAGAGAGCCCAGGAGAATCGAGACGCGCTCTTTGGCCAGACTCCCCGTCACCTTGCGGGACGCGATATCAACCACGAGATCCGAAAGGGCCGCATCAAGTGTTATTTTTTGGGTTTTTTCCATCACATCAGGAATCTTTTTGATATAAAAATTGATGGTCGGGTCGAGTGCCAGGCGGAAAGCCTCCTTGAGGGTGTCGTTCGACTCGTGCTTTTCAAGTATAGCCTCCTTCTCGAGACGACTCGAGGTTGCCTCAAGGCGCTTGAGAATAGACAGGATAGACATTGACTTAGAGGTCACAGGCCTTGAGACTCAAGGACACACAACATGGAAATCAACCTTCGCTCCATGGCCGAAAAGATCTGGGCCGAACTTGGTCCAGGATTTAGCGAAAGAGTGTATCATAATGCCTTTGAGGTCGAGCTGCGACTGGCCGGCATTCCATACGAGACGGAACGAATCATAACCATCTCGTACCAGAACCACAATGTGGGTAACCTGCGGGCAGACCTGGTTATAAACGGAGAGATGATTGTAGAACTTAAATCAACCACGAAACTCAAGGAGGAGTTTGTCAACCAGGCCAAGAACTATATGCGCTTGACTGGAATACCTTACGCACTCCTAATAAACTTCCCCGCAGTCTCGGGGGACATTGAGGTGCGTTTTTTCTCTGCTCAAACTAAGGATGACGCTCACGAAGGAGTGGTTCCCCCGTGACGAGCAGTTTCTGATCAAGTTGGAGAAGCAATGTAACGCGTACCAAAAGCACTTTACGAGCGAGTACACAACATATTCCACATCGGCCCGCCGTTACAACATCCCTATCCTTGTTATATCAGCCGTAAACGGTCTGACCGCCGTTGGACTCAACTCCTTTGTTGAGCAAAAATATGTGAGCGTTCTCAACGCAATCCTTTCGGCGGGCACGGGCGTCTTGGGATCCATACAGCTTTATCTCAAGATTAGCGAGAAGCAGACCAAGGCTATGCAGTCCTCCCTTCTCATGAAGCGCTTGGCCCTGAAGATCTCCAAGGAAATCAGTATAGACCCTCCCCAGCGTCAGACGGATGGAAAAACTTTTATTCAAGAATGTTTTGGAGAATTTAATGCGGCTCTCGAGAATGGCAACCCCATAGAGGTCACTCTAGACAACCACGTAACTGTGAATATAGAAGAACCCTCTACAAAGAAGGGTATGTTTGGTTTTAGGAATTCGCCACCTGGTACGCCGTCCCGCGAGTCGTTCGACTCTGGGGCCCGCGGAAAGTCTCTTTGGAACACTCTGCGGGTTGATAATCTGAAAGAGGTGTTTCGGACACCTACTCCAAGTGTTCAGGGATCCTAGAAACCTCCCCGCAATCTCAACACCAAATGGATCGTCGACTCTTTTTGGATATTAAAATCTGCGAGAGTTCGGCCATCCTCAAGCTGCTTGCCGGCGAAGATGAGGCGCTGCTGGTCGGGCGGGATGCCTTCTTTGTCTTGGATCTTTGCCTTTACATTCTCAATAGTGTCGCTGGACTCAACCTCGAGTGTGATCGTCTTTCCAGTCAGGGTCTTGACGAAGATCTGCATTTTACTATTAATCAAGGGTTTGTTTTCTCTAACTTGATGCTACGCACAAGAGACTTGCGCTCATCTTCAAGGCGGTCGTGATGCGCGGCAGCCTCCTCCACACTGAGTTCTGCCTGAAGAGGTGCTATCAAATCCCTCAATTCATCGGCACGAAACTTGGGGATCTTCTTCGAGGGCTTGAAGTTCTTGAACGCCTCCTTGGCCCACTTGTAGCGGTTCTTGTAATGAGGGAGTTCTGCCGTGACAGTCGCGAGGCGCTCCTCCAACTCGGCGAGGTATGCCTTGCTCCGACTCTCTTTCTCAGCGCTTGGAAGGCTATCATAAATATATGAAAGATCCCCATACTCTTCAAGTGCCTCTTTCAGGCCCGCCGCCGTCCCTGGACACTCGTCTCGGATCATGTCAAGTTCTCGGTGAAGATCTTGCTGGAAATACTCGAGGATGTACTTGCATCCAGAAGGCTTGACGGGCATATCCGCCTTCCGAGCCTTCCAGTTACAGCCATCAGAACAGTACAAACGATTGTTGTCGTCAAGAGCGAAACTGATACCCCAGCCCATTTGTTACTCAGAAACCCTCGCCTCTAAGACGCCAACGGCCCTCTTGTCTGCCTCGCGGTTCCACTTCGAGTTGTAATCTGTAGCCTTTGTATGGGCCCGGACGTGCGTCCACGTGACGACTCTCCCGGTCATGAGAGCCTTGAGTCGCGCCACAAGGTCCATATTCGCCTTGGCTCTCCAAACCCCCGTGGCGACATTCACCAAAAGATTGCTGTCCGTCAGAATCTCCAGGTCATCTGGGGTCGCTTCGAGAGCCTTTATGGCCGCAGTAAACTCGGCACGATTATTGGTCTGTTCAGAACCTTCTAAAAGTCCTGAACAGTCCAGTTCTGGGTGGTCTGGGAACACAGCAGCCCACGAGCCCCGTGAACCCTTCATCCCGTTACAGGAGCACGCTCCATCAGTAAATACTTTCATTTATTATTTAGGCCTTTACTTTTTTAAGGGCCCGGCGGTTCCGGTTTGCCTGATTCTTACTCCGCACATAATTCTTAAGATTCTTCAACTCATTCGGTTTAAAGTTGAACTTCTTTGCCTTGATCCACTCGGCACGGGCCTTTGCCGTCTTCAAGGAATTTATATTCTTTTGAGCATTTGCTATTTTTATCATGACGTTTCGGTTCGCACTTGTCGCCTTTGGACTCGGGCTCGGCGTTTTGAGAGTCTGAATAAGATTTCGTACAGTCTTGCGATTATTCGGAGTAAGCTTTCCCCAGTAGTTTTTGAAGCCTTTTTCAATATTCTTGCGGCGCACAGTCCTCGGGCTATTAAGTGGAATTGGCTTGGCCAGAGGTGGTGATCCCTTCCTTGGATTATTTTTTAAAAACTTTGAAAAAGAATTTTTATTAAATCTGTATCCAGCGGCCCTTAGGTTTGTCATCTGCTGGTTCAGGGCCAGGTTTGATATATTTTTCGGCAGGCTATCAAAGAACTCCTTGCCGAGCACGGGTGCGGTAGTCTTACGGGCGCGGGCCTTCATGAGTGCTGCTATTTCTGCGGGATTGAACTTTCCAAAGTTTCCCCTGCGAACAGCAGAGGCAAAATTTGCTCTATTATAATGGGCCGATAGATGAAGAGGTGTCTTGGTCTTCTTGTACTTGAGGCGGCACACTGGCTTGATATCATCTACGTATGCATTTTTGCTAAAGATTACAAAGTTATATCCAATGTAGTTTATCTGTCCACCAGCGAAAAAGTCATAGGCCCGAGCAACATCTTCGTCAAGGACCTTTTTGAGACTGTTAAATATCCACCAATCACACGGGAATGGCTTGCGCTGGTTTGAGTCAAACAAGTAGCCCTTTCCATTGCGCACGTAGCCACTAACCGCGTGCCAAGAGTGTTTTGTCGCATTTGGGGCATTTGTGTTGGCTATGGTCACAGAGCAAGACATGAGAGAATAAGTCTTGGGTCTGAATTTAGGAACTTTTATCATACGCTTCTTTTTGCTAGGCAATACGACAACAAAATGGGGCCGTTTTAAAGAGTCCAGTGTGGGCAAGCGTGCGTTTTCATCCGCAACGATATAGTCCGTAAGGCCTAGATGCTTGAGGACCTTCGGTAGTTCCTCGCCTGGTAGAGCCCCCTCGGCTCCCTTGTGTGCCTTGGCCACGGTCCCGGCGAGACTGGCACCACCAAGAATCTGACCAGACCTCCCCATCTTGGCCGAGACTGACCGCGGTCCTGACCGGAAGCACAAGTATTGATCTAAAAATTTATAAAAATATATTCTTTTTGTTTTGATAATGTCAGCCCTGAGTGGACAGGGCGCATCTATGCCATCATCAAAGTATGCTTTTTCTGAAATGTCAAGTCCCTTGTAAAACTTTTCCAAAGAGGCGAAGAGTATCTTCTGACCCGCGTCGGACAGAAGAAACCCGTTTATTATACTGAAGAACCAACAGGTCCCTCGGGTCTGGATCGCTCCACTCATCTACTTTTTATTATTATTATTATTTCTCTTGCGCTTGGCACCTGTTACCATGACATTCAACTTGTTTGCATGGTTAATAAGATTTTGAAAATGTTTATTATTTAGGCGCGGCTTGAAACGTTTGATAACGGCGTTACGCCCATATATACCGGTTGCCATGTTCACGTTATTCTTAGCCTTCTGAAGAGTCTTGAAACTCTCTGCGTAGGCGGTCAGTGCTGGCCGATTTGGCGAAGGGACTTTGGCGATCATGTTTTTATTTACGCGCAGGTGTGAATTTACAGCCATCTTGGCACTCTGAAAATTTAGAATATTCATTTCCATAAGAATCTGGCGGGCTCTGGAGGGAGCAATAGTGCCGTTGGCGAGCTGGGCCCAGGTGGCTGGCCGAGCAGCAGTCTTAGGGCGAACGGCCTTCTTGATCCTGCATACCATACGGACCCTTGAGACTGTCGCATCCTTCGTCCATACCATAAAGTCTAAATGTGGATCTATATCTGGAATTCTGTTGTTGTACCCGTGAGCAACACGACGAATAACGCGGCGGAGGTCATTGGGGTCCCACCACCTACAGGCAAACTTGCGCTGCTGGTTTGAGTCGTATAGATAGCCGTGATTTCCAGAGACGTAAGCAGCTATGGCATGTCTAATAGGTCCGGCATACATGGTCAGAGCCGCATGACTTAGACTAAACTTGAATCCAGAACGCTTAAGAACCCTAGGTATCTTAAAGAGAGGGGCTTCCAAGGCCTGAATTATAAACTGCTTATTTTGAGATATTTCACCTCCAATATTCCTGGTCGTCATATCCTCCCTCTGATATTTGTCGCCAAGTCCAATACTTCTAAGAATGGGGAATATCTCAACATGTGGATAAGCCCCACCTTCGCGGAAAGAGTTTCTAAATGCATTATTATTATTCCATTTATTTATAACCTTGAGTAGGTTCGGGCTCGTGCCCGCTTGTAGGGGAATCTGGCGGTTGCTCCTGTACTGACACACATATTGATCTATAAACTTCCAAAAATGAAGTTGGTAGTCTGTCCTGTGCTTTGATGGACAGCCTTCGGCCGCATGAGTCATGAAAAATGCGCGTTCGCTTTGCGTGAGACCATTATAGTACTCGGTCATGCGCTTGTATAGTATGGCCCGACCCGAGTCACTCAGTATAAAACCATTCAGGATTGTGTAAAACCAGCAGGTCCCATGGGTCTGAAGGGGGCCTAACATCTATCAGTAACAACTAAAATCTTCCTGTATGCGAGGAACGGCGCAGTTGGTAAACCGCTTAGATATCTTGCCCAAGCACTCATTGGTATGGTCCTTCAGGTTCGTGAAAGCCTGTATGGCCACATCACAGTTGCCATTGTCAATGAGGTTCCTGAATAGGTCAATAGTCACGGCCTGGTACATCTCCAGGACTTGGCGGATAGCCCCTTTCTTTTCGTTCGCCTTTTCGCGTTGCTGAAGTTTCTTCTTGAAAACTTCTTCCGTAAAATCCTTGATCATAAACTTGACGCGTAGGTCCCGGTTCCCTGCTGCGCGATCTTCGGCTATGTACCGACCCTGGACGACCCACTGGATGTGTGTATGGTTCCTATGAATGTTCCAGAGCATCTTCTGGGTCGTGGTTCGTGTGTCTGCGCCCCACCGCGTCGACCCCTGTGAGCCTATGAGCGCCCGCAAGTGTTCAATTCCAGGGAGTCCTCCGCACGGTACATCTCCTGGTTCGCGGGGGAGGGTTCCATTGGCCCGCATCCACTCATAGTAGTGGGGATTATGGACGCGGTGCTCCTCAATGCGCCCGGTGTTCCATGA